AGCTAATATAAAATCAGACTCATTATCAGATAATAAGTCTAAATTACTAATACTTTTTGCTGGAGAATAAACAATAGATTTGTATCCTTTTATAGCTTCTTTTTCATTTTTTACAAGATGAACTTTCATTTTTTTACCTCATATGCTTTATCAAAAATTTTGTTCCATTTATCTAAAAACTTTTCTTCAGAAAATCTGTCTAAAATTGTTTTTCTTGCATTGTACCCAAGCTCTTCCCTAAGTTTATTGTCATAAAGAAGTTTTTCTATATAACCTCTTAACTCTGATTCGTCATTAGAAATGAATCCATTGACACCATTTTTAATTATTTCAGGTATCATACATGTTGCGGTACTAACAACAGCACTTCCGCAAGCCATAGCTTCTAACAACGATGTTGGAACTGGACTAACAGTCGATGTATTCAAGAATACGGCGGCGTTTTGATATTCTGAAACCAATTCCTCAATTGATGCGGCTGCTTTAGATAATCCCGGCGTATCTCCAACAAGCCTTGTTTTTAATCCATTTGTTATCCGCTGCCATCCCTTGAAGTTGCAGCAATAATCTCGATTGACATAATCATTGACTACTGATAAAACATGACTCTGTTTCGGCAACCTTATTCCTTCATTTGACGGAGGACTGAAAGTTTCTGTATCAATCGAATGGTGAACAACTTGTCCACCCATTTGCCATTCTCGGCATGAATATTCTGATATAAAAACATTTATATCGCCATTCATTTGGCGAAATGTTTCTAGTTGTTGATTTGGCCAACTATTAATTGGTAGTGTATGCTCTAATGAGATAATAGGTAAATTAAAAACTTTTTGTATTTGTTTTGCAACTTGAAACTGTCCAAACTTACTTTGCGATAATATGAAGTCAAAGTCTATTCCGTTTGGAATAGTATTTTTAGGCATTGTATAATAATTATCTGGAATTTTTGCATACGTTTCATTCCAATCTTTACAACCATCGTATTGAAATGAATAAAAATTGTGACCAGTTTTTGCAAGTTGCGTTTGATACCGTTCATGTGTATCAAATGTGATTATATTGTACTTTTCTTTTTTGCAAAAAGATTTGTTCAATATAGAAAGAGTTTGATTACTCACTCAAAATTCCTTTCATTAAATTGCCAATTGTTTCGTAGGAGAATTCTTTTGCTCTAGTTAATCCATCAATTTTTGGATTACCGTTTGCATTTTTAGTTGTGTAATACCAGCGCATAGAATTTTTTAATTCTAACTCACAAGGAACATACCAACTCTCGCGTCCCGTAAACATATCTGGAAATGCTGCATCAGAGCATTGACACGGAGCAAAAACGCCGTTTACTAAAGTTCCAGTTTTAAGGTTGCACTCATCGATAAATTGTCTTGGACCTCCGAAGTCGCTGCAAATTGGAACATTGCCAAAAGCCATAGCGTCAAACGATGGAATCGACCAAGCTTCACCATGCGATGGGCAAACAAAACAATCACAATATTGATGCAATGCGCAAATCTGTTCATCAGTGATATCTTCTGCAATAACTATATCTTTGATATAATCATCTAATCTTGGATACATACGAAGCTTTGCTTTTTCTTCTGCAAGGATTTTATCAAAACTTTGTTTTACTTGTTCAGAAGACATGCCGAACTTCTTGATTTTAAATATGATAGCTACAGGTTCTGATCGATCAAACTCGCTATGAAACGCACGAATAATTGCCCGTATGTTTTTACGATCATTAAGATCGCCAATGTAATAAAATTTAAATTTACCATCGGCTTGTGGAATATTTATTGAAGGATACTTCTTTGTATATCTTTCTATGTCAGCGCAGTGAGGAACCAATTTCACTGGAACGTTTATTTCATCTTGTTCAAGATAAAGTTTGGCATCTTCATTTGGAACCCATATTTCATCCATCAATTGGAGATGGTTTATCCAAGGTAAATGCTTTATACTGGTTGTTTCTGTTTCTAAAAATGCAATATTTTTCTTAAAATTTGAAGTGCCAACTAAATGATGAGGCAAAAGATGTTGTATGCAATAATCACAATCCGCGCTATCTTTTTTTTCTAATTTTAATATGCGTGGATCAATACTATTATTGTCAGATGTTAATGTTACATTTCTGCAAACTACATCTACTCCAATAGAATCTAATGCAAGTATATGATCTTTTGCGACTTGAGCCCAGCCACTTTTTTCTTTATAGTGACCTATGTAAAGAACTTTCATATTTTCATAGTCTCCAAACAATTTATGTTTTCTGATTTTAAATGTTCAAATTTATCGTAAATTTCTTGATTGACATACCAATCTTCAACTGGGCCATATCCATCTAGTATAACATTTCCCCAGAGTATTTTATAACCAAGATTTAAAAGCTTCTGTCTATAGAATTCGTATTCTTTTGCTATTTTTAACTTATGATCTTTTGTATGATTTTGGCTACAGTTTTCAAAAGATTGAAATAAGTTATGTTCTAATGTTAATACTTTAAATTTATAAAAGTCAAAATCAAATTCATTAAAAACTTTCCATTGAGCATCATCAACATCTATGGACAGATAGTCAATCTCTTGTGGGCATTGGTTTAATTTTAAAATATCGTTTATATTTTTTTCAATTAAATCTGCGCAAATGCATTTGCAATTTCTAGAATTTTTAACTGATTCTATATATTGATAATCGTAGTCGATAGCAATACCAGTCCAGTTTCTACTTTCAAAAAAATATGTGTTACTATAAAAACCAACCGGATAACCTCTTAGTCCACCAGTTCCAGCGCCTATATCTACAAAATATCCATTATCTTTATTTAAGACTTTGTTTACAAATATATCTTGTTTTGTTTGAGCGTTATACATTTTTTTTACTTAATATCTTTTGATACCGCATTTGCTCCCATTGATTTCTACGTTCGCATAATTGGCGCATTTGTTCATAAGCAATATCAAAATTGAATTCTTGACGATTGTTTGCTCCATCGAAAGCTGCTGAAGATTCATTGAAATACATTCCGCCAGTAACTCCAGTAGTTGTGCGATACATAAGATCGCGAACAAGTCGCGATTCAAAATATGTATTTAAACGTTCTGGTTCGCCAAGAACTTTAACTATTAACCATCTTGCTAAATCGGTAAATGGTGTGTTAGGCGGTATTTGTTGCGGCTTTGGTTCTGGCTGGTGAAGTCGTGGAGGTGCTGCCCAAGTTTGTTCTATTGGTAGTTTTTCAAAACTATCAAAATACTCTTCCCATTTCTTTCCGCTCAAGTGCCATTGAAAGTATTTTTCAAAATTATTACGAGTATTTAATCCAATTTCACGACGTTTTTCTTTTGAGTTTTTAAAGAATTCATGAAACATTGTTGCGGCAAGTTCATTATCTGGAACTGCTCGTAAACATCCAGTTTCTAGTTCTTTATAAAGAGCCTTTGGTTTAATTGGAAAACCGCCCAATTGTCGCAATACGCTTTCCATAGCAGAATAATCTGTTCCCATTACTGGAACCGCACACGCCGCCGCTTCGACTTGCGGCAAACCAAACCCTTCACAATTGGCATACTGAACGTATAAATCAAACAGGTTAATAATACTAGCAAGGTCTTCATATTCTGCACCATTTTTCACATTAGATAGTGTAGCACCCCATTTTCCAGTAAATGGAGATTGTGCTATAGCACCTTTAAATAACGATGGAAACGGACGCTTTGTTTCATGACAAATGTATGTAAACAAAACGTGCGAAGCAAGTTGATATTCTTGTAATAATTCTGGAATATCCCATCCCAAATCTGGATATGAAGTATGGCAATAAAGATAATACTTTTTGTTAAATGAGGTATCCAAGAATCTGCGGAACGCTGCAAATAAATCTGGATACAATTTGCGACGTTGGTTGCGCATTACAGTTCCAATTATTCCATATTCTGGATCGATACCATAATTGCGTTTATGTTCATCCTTGTCTTCGACAGGTTTATAAGCTGGATGGGCGGAAGGAGGCGAAGATCCACGATAGTTTATCTTGCCGCCAGACTGATCCATAAGAACAGTTCCGGCCCAATCTGAATATGTAAAACATGCATCAGCAGATCCATAAGTCGCAACCCATTGTCGCGCTTGTGGTCTGGCATCTACTGTTGGCATGATTGCCCACTTAAAATACGGTCTAAATGGCGATCTTTCTGCAAAGTCAAGCATCCAAAAATCGCGTATATCACAAACAATATCTGGCATGAAATCAAGACATACATGCTCGAATATAAATTCGCCAAATTGATTTGTTCCTTTGCTATGATAAGCGTCTACTTCTTGCTTACTAGCTTTTGGTTCACAACTTACATTTGGCGTAACACCATAATATTTCCACGGTATTCCTGCGGCTCGCGGGTCGTTTCGCTCACCATAACTTGCCATTTCAGCGATTTCATACTTACCAGTACTGTGCAAATAGTTTAATATTTCGCGAGTATAAGTAGCATAACCAGTATTAAGAAATGTAGCTTCGCTACAAAAAAGAATTCGTTTTTTATTCATCGTTTGCCTCTAAACAACCAAAATCAAATTCGTTAACGCGGAACACAATTTCAGCATCATCTTTAGAAATATTTCGGGCAGATGCATATACGGTCAATTTATGACCACGTTTAGCCAACTTTGCTATAGTTTCTGCTCCAGTGTGCCAAGCTTCAAATGCAAGATAAGTTGGTATTCTAGTTTTTTCGCCAGTCTTAGTTTTACGATAGTTATATACAACCAATTCAAATCTAAGAAAACTTACTCCATCCTGCGATTCTAATTCGGGGTCGTGTGTTAAAAACCCCGTAAAACTGCAAATATTCAATTTAGCCTCCAATCTATACCGTCTTAGTATATTAGCTGCGACAAGCTTAAAAAACAATTATATTTCATGTATTTTTTGAACAACAAATGAATTATCTTTTTTAGATACTTCGCCGCAAAACAATAAATTATTGCCCTCATATAAGATATGTTCATATTTCTGTCGGGCCTCTGGAAATATGACAACGTTGTCAATCGAGCAGCTATCATCTTCGATTGTTAAAAATGCCATTAATTGGCCAGCTGTTTTCCCACGTTTTACTGTGCAAGTAGCCATACGATTTACGCTACCAACAACACATAAATCTTTACCAGTCTTTCCATTTAGTATATCTTTGCAAGAAGTATTTGCAGAAGATGTATCTGATGTTTCTATTCTTGATAAAGAAATAGGGCAACCAAGAAACTTTTTCTCTTGATCAACAATCCAGTTTGGAGTATCGTCAAGTGAATAAGGTGGACTTTTTAAAAAGTGTATTTCGTTGTGAATAATTTGACTGCGTTCAGCTTTGCTTGTTCCGCCACCTTCTTTCTTGGTTGGAGCAAGGTCAGTAAAACAATCAACCAAACTACTCCATTTAGAATTTTCATATTTATTTTCTACCCAAGTCAATTCAGACTTCGTTAATTGGGAGAATATAAGATAATCATAAAGCGCCTTGTTTCTAGAAACGCCAGTCTTTTTTGTTGAAAAGAATCCTATTGAACACAAAGCTTTAAAAGCTGTTGAATTTATATTTGGGGATAAAAAGATCAATATCTCTAGCCAGCTAAAATTACCAGACTTCTTGCCAAGTTTCTCTTCTGTTTCTTTAATTGCCATCATTACCTTATCGCCAGTAACGCCAGTCAAAGACTTAATATCTTTAATGCCAAAATAGATATCGTTTCCGCGAATTGCAAACTTTTCAGTGAACAAATCTATCTTGGGTATTTTTGTCTGAATATCAAATAGCTTTGCTTCTGATACTAATTCATAGACTTCTTGGTGCGGGTCTTGTTTTTCGGACGCATAATAAAAGTAACTAGCAAAGAACTGAGTCGGTGAATGAGCCTTGTGCCAAGCGCTAAGATAAGCGTTAACTGCATAGGCAACAGCGTGAGATTTATTAAAAGCATATCGTGAAGACTTTTCAATCCATCCGAAAATTTCTCTAGCAATGTTTTCATCTACTATACCCTCGTTAATACATCCTTTCACAAACTTTTCTTTGATCTTAGCCATAAGATCAGCCTTCTTTTTGCCAATAGCTTTACGGAGTTCGTCTGCTTCTTGTAAATTAAATCCTGCAAGCTTTTGTGCAATACGCATAGATTGTTCTTGATATACAATAACGCCATAAGTAGGACGCAGAATATCTTCTAAAGATGGATGAAGATAAGCAACTTCGTCATGGCCATGCTTGCGATCAACATAATGTTGCGTCATAGACTTACCATCCGTGATTGCTTTCAAGCAACCCGGACGAATAAGACTAATTAATGCGGCAAGTTCTTCGATATTCTTTGGTTCGACACGCTTGGACCAAGCGCGACCAAGATTACTTTCAAGCTGAAAAATGCCCTTGGTTTTACCTTCTTTAAATAAAGCCCAAGTCTTTTCGCAATTAAAATCAATCATTAAACGTAAAACTCCCCGTCTGCAAATGCTTTTTCAATCTTCAAATTGCGGTATACAGTTCGATGCGTTTTCATAAACTTTATTAGTATGTTAGCTGTATCCTTAACATCTTGCAAAGCATCGTGTGCATTTTCTTTAGAAATACCCATACGTTCGCGCATAGAGTCCATACTAATTGACTTTATTGTTGGATCGCCTTCTGTCCACATAAATAAATTGTCCATCAAATCCACTTTGTAAATCTGATGAAATAGTTTTTGACGATTCGATTTTTCATCGTATGGGCCAAATTCACGGCAAAGACGGTCTATAATCACCATATCAAAATTAATTATATTGAATCCTGCCGGGATTGGAGAAAAGAATGGCGTTCCTTGCCAATTGTGCTGTTCAACAAAAGCTACAAATTTCTTCCATACGGTTTTAAGCAATGGGGCTTTTGCTAAAGTATCGCGATTCTTGCGTGTGATTTTTAAAGCTTCTTCTTCTAGTGGATCGAGTCCAGCTTCGATAGCTTTTTGATCGTCAAGTATCGGACGTATTTCGCTATTAAACGTTCCTTTGAGTCTTAGATTTCTTCCATCCAAAGCTAAAGCCGCAAGCTGCGTTGGCTGAGTTCGATGCGGATTGCGCGACCCAGTTTCAAAATCGAAAATAATAAAATCCCTAGTTGACATTTAGTTCCTCTTCAAATTGGTTTAGTTCATCGATTCGCAGATTAAAACAATCGGCTTTTACAGTGTAATTATTACGCTTGTCAACTTGGCCCTTTACAAGCCTGTCTGCGCGTTTAAAATATTCTTCTTTGTCTATCCAGCCAAGAACCCAAGCGCGCGTACAAACCTCGTTTATGCATTCTACGCGAATAAAAATGTAGCGGTCGCAGCGTTGCTTGATATTGTACGCTGCAATCGAACATTCATAATATGGCTTTGGGGCGCTTGTGCAACGTTTGGTCTTTACGTCGTAAGTAAAATCGTCAGTTACTATATCGTAGTCATATGTGTTCTTAATTTTGCCTTTTAGGATTTTATTTGCAATCTCTTCGCCAATAAAACCGGCTAGATTTCCTTCGCCGTGCGTAATAGAATTACGGATTTCGCCCATTTCTTTTGCCTTTTTAGCGGCACGGTCTTTCATAGCTTTAGTAATTTTTACTTCAATCATTAATTATCCCTTCAACAATTTTGAATTCATTTAACTGTTTAATTTTCATAATCTTGTCCAGAAGCGATAGACCCAGTACATCAAATTTAACGTGACCAAGCGCTTCTAAATCTGCCATTTCGAGTCCAGCTATTTTTTCTTCTCCGTTTCGCTGATTTACCATTGGGCAAACTTCTTTTAGGGGTTGTGCAGAAATAACAACGCCCGCAGCGTGTTTGCCTTGATTCTTGAATGTTCCTTCGATTGCAATTGCTTGACGAAAGTATTCTGCATACTCACCGTCTAGTTCGCCAGCATCGTTTACATGGCAAAAATCACGCAATTCATTTGGACGATTGATAAGCGCCCACATAATAATTGATCGTTCATCTTCATCCATTTCTTGAAGCTGATCGGAAATAGCTGCTTCATCGGGAATGTATTTGGTGATTTCGTTCATTTCGCTAAAACCGCAAGCTTCGTGTACGCGCAACACTTCTTTAATAGCGCTACGTCCCTGAAGTCTTCCGAATGTCAACATTTGACTTACATTGTCATGCCCGTAGCGATCTTTAATATAAGCTATTATTTCATCGCGCTTTTCCGCAGGAACGTCCATATCAATATCAGGTAAAGATATATGATCGTCCGTATTACGGCCAGCGTTGTAAAATCGTTCGAAGAGTAAATCAAATTCGATAGGATCAATTTGTGTAATTCCAAGCAAGTAAGAAATAAGACAACCAGCAGCACTTCCACGACCCGGACCAGAAATCCAGCCCTGATCGTTTACATAACGTATAATATCTTGAACAATCAAAAAATAACCAAATAGATTCGCGTTTTTGATAACTTCAAATTCATTTAGAAATCGATCACGATATTCTATCTTCTTTTCTTCGCTATCAACTTTATCCGTAAGAAGTCTACGCCATCCCTCGCGGCATAATTCTTTCAAGTATTCTTCTTCTGACTCGCCATTTGGCGTAGGAAACTTTGGCAACATTGGCTTATTGAGTATATTATAATCTTCGCATTTGTCAAATATTTCATCAAACTCTTTTGTGTATCCAGAACTTGCGAGAATCAATTCGGACACTTCGACATTATCGCGCAGATAAAAATCATCTGTTTCAAAGAAAACTTGACTTTCAACATTGTCACCATTTGTGATTTGTTTGTTGATTTTTGGCAAAGTTGTTTTCATGCTAGAGCAAAGAAGTATACGATGCAAAGCAGCATCTTCTTTATTTACATAATAAGTATTTGGATACGCGCTATCTTTTTGATACCAATCTTTACCAGATATGGGCGATTTTGCTTCTGATTCAGAAACGCAAATAAGATTGCCGCGTTTACAAACTTCACGCAGAACTACATAATCAAGTTCGTTATCGTGATCGAGCGATGACACAAGACGTATAAGATCAAGCCAACCCTTTTTGTTTTTTGCAAATAAAGCAAATCCGTCAAACGAACATCCAATAATAGGCTTGACACCAACTTCTTTACAGGCTTGATAAAAAGAAACCGCGCCTGAAATAGACTTATAATCAGCTATTCCACAAGCGCGGTATCGATTATCTGCACATTTTTTAGCAAGTTCTTCTGGTTTACTAAAACCGCGAAGCAAACTGTAATGAGTAAAATTACAAAGCGGAAACCAATTCATTTCAATCCTCAAATATTTTCAATATATAACTAATCTATTATAGACTAGAAGTTGTTTAAAAGCAACTAGCTTTTTGTCTTTTTGTAGACATTGTAAGCTAATTCAACAGCGAGTCTCAAAATAGAAAGCGAAGCATTTGTTGTTGACTGAGCCCGCAATATTTCTATTGCTATTGTAAACAATAAATCCGGCAATTGCAAGCCATAAACTTTTTGAGCCAATGCTTGTATGTCACCAACGATACCTTTGTACTGTTCTAAAAACTTAAGAACAGTTTCATAAATATCTATTTCGTCACCTTCTGACGTTATACGCTTGAGTTCAGGCTTTAGTTCTTTATCAAGCTTTTCAACAATTGGTAAAGCTTTGTTAAAGAATACATCAAGACCTTCTAGAATCTCAACAATCTTTAATTCCTTGCTTCCAACAAACCAACTCAAAAACCAATTTTTAATCGTTGTCCAAAAATTCATTTTAATCTCCTGTTACCAAGCTCTGCAAGACCAATAACGCGCTTTCCAACGTGGACCGGGGTTATCACAATTATGTCGAGCCCTGAAACTTTTGCGACGTTCAGGGATATTCTTTTTGATTTTCATATTAGGATCGCCAAAGTTTACTTTAACGACGTTGCCTCTATCATTTTTAACATAAACGCTAAATTTCTTTGGGCCATCTGGAGTGCGAAATGGTTTGCCAAGCTGTACTGTTCGCCCTTGATATTCAGCAGCCTTGCCAACAAATACCAACTTCTTACCATTCTTTTCTTTAACACCCTGACGTTCAAAATAAAAGAACTCACCAGTTTGTGGATCTTTATATTTAAATTTACCTTGCGCCTGTTTCCAAGCGTCTGGATCGGGACGATCAGGATCACCCTTTTTCGCTGGTTTATAGTTCTTTCCTTCTCGTTCTTTTTTTCTACGGATATTTTCCCATAGTCCGGGTTTTTCTTTTGCTATATCCCATTCCATTGCTTCCGCGTCATCATCTTCATCTTCTGTTTCTGTGTCGTCATCTTCTTCTTCATCTTCTTCATCTTCTTCGTCTTCAGATGAATAGCCATAATTTTCGGCACGAATTTGCGCCATTGTTAAATATTCTTCTGGGTGAGGAATATAAAAGTTATCTTCAGTCAATTCTTCTTCTGAACCGTACTGTTCAAAGTAAAGTTGAAAATCAGCAGCTTCAACATATTGAAGGTCTTCTGTTGCTTTTGACATACAAACAGCCGTTCGCTGGGCTTGATTTGGAAATTCGTCTTTCATTCCTTCGTCGCCCATGCATCGCGACATAAAACCATTTTTATCTTCATCTTTACGTTTTGATGGAATCGGCATATTTGTCTCCTAAAAATTTTTGAGTTCTGGAAAAAGTTTGTAACGTACATTTTCCCATAAAGCTCCAACTATAACCATAGAAGCTTCGTTATCAGACGGATAATGTACACCTTGAAGCATACGCGCCATACCAATTGTACCAACTTTATCAAAAAATTCGCCAGAATATTCTGGATACTTAGCGGCTAAAAAATAAGCACCAAGAGCAGCTTGCGCTGTATGTCCTGACGGATAAGCGGGAGTATTGTGAGTTTTTGTTTCCAATACATTAATCTTTAACCCAAAAGCGCCAGCAAGTTGATATGGTCTTGGACGATTGTGCATATACTTTATATTTATGATAACTGGATACATCATGTCCCAAAGTCTTTTTAAATCTTTCTTTGGAAACTGCAAACCATTGGCTTCTAATATATCATAGTAAAGAAAATATGGATCTTGATCAGCAGCAAGAATCAAACGAACTTGTTCAGAATTCAACTCTTTTGTCAATTCTGCAATGTATTCAAGCTCTTTCTTTGTTGTTTCGCTATTGTTCAGCGGCGGTTCTGCAAGTACATTTTTCCACGCAATAGTTATATCTTTGGAAACTTGCAAAGACTTGCTTTGATTCGAAAACTTGATTTTGTTTACGTTGTTGGCAACAATATTGCTTGCCTGCTCAATATAATCTGACATTAACCGGGACTTTCATAATAACCAATAGAAAAGCCGGGACGAGTACAATCCCGCACAGTTTTCTCCATACCATGTTTTTTAAGATACTCTTCTATATAAATACACATATTCTTATTACTTCCGGGCCAATTGTTTTTACAGAAGTGGCACAGTTTACTGCATTTCCAGTTGGATCTTGACGGATCTACGGGTTTTGGAGTGTTATTTAGCTTAATTTGCTCGAATCTTGACTTGAGCATCTTTAGAAACTTATCTTGATCATTTTTATCAAAACACAGGCTAAATGGTCCTCCATCCTTTATAAAAAAGATGGTCATAATTGCTTGCTTATACTGTGGATATAGCTTAGAAATTGCATAGTTATATAGCAAAAGTTGGGCATCTTTTGACAATTTTAGCGAATCTTTTTCTTCGCCAGTTGCCCAGTCCAAACGGCGACCAGTTTTCCAGTCTACAACCTCGATTGTATCATCAGAAACTTTGGTTACAAGGTCTATTGTACCCTTAATTGCCAAACGACCTTCGACCATTTTGCCGTCTATTTCGTATGTAAACTTAGCCCAATCTTCATCGATAGCAATATCAAAATGCGGTTCTGGATCGATAATATCGCGAACTCGCGGGTCAAACTGCCCGTTATTAAATTTCAACGTATTCCAAACCAATTTATGGCATTCTTTTAAATCACATTTTGTCCACTCATGCTTTGATTTTGAAGTATAGCTGGCAAAGCTTTTTTCAAGAATATCATCAACGATTTCATCAGTTAATAGATACTTTTTAACAATGCGGTATTTATCGATAGCGTCATCATCAACTTCTATATATTTTTGTCGCGCTGTGCTTTCTTGCGCTGATTTTTTGAGTCCAGCAAGAACTTCCAGAGTTTTATGAACTATCGTGCCTAACTCAGCTTTTTTACCAGAATCGCTATAATACCCTAAAACATAAGTCATAAAGTATTGCATTTGGCAATAATCATAATTATTATAGCTACTAGAACGTATGTATGTTACAATCATTAAACTGCCCTATAAACTTTCTTGATTTCTTCAATCAAATTTTCAACCGTAGAATCGCCACTGTTATCGATAACGTAATCGAAATTAGTATAACCATCGAGTGCCGTTTCGCTTGCATGAGTATCTTTTGAAACTGATCTGGTTAGTTTAATCAACTTACCGCCAGCTTTTTTTATAGCATCAGCTTCGTCTGGAAAACGAACATCTGATATAACTGAACGCAAAGATCCTTCTTGCTTGATTTTATTGATTGTTGCGTTAACCCAAACTGGCGTGTACATTTTGCGCATTACGTTAGTGCCAAAAAATTGAAGCAATTCGCGGGCTGTCATTGGTCCGGGACTATGATATTTTATATCTAGCAATGGGAGGTATTCCTCAATAACATTTATATTTGTTTTATCACTTAAAATCCCCGGCATATTTTCCCATCTTAACGCCGTAGGCGTATTCTTCTGTTCATCAGTTCCCCAGCATTGCTCTTTAGTTAATCCAAATAAACTGTGGCAGATTACTTTTAATGGATCAGCAAAGCTGTAATTCTTTATATATGGATACATATTTTGCTCGGCCCAACCAACAAAATCTTCATCGGTACGAGTTACATCAAACTCACCCCATCCAATATTTTCTTTTGCATTTTTTGTTTCGATCCAAAGTTTACCATTTGCATCGATATTAAAATCAGATATCATAGATTGATCGAGCAATGTCAAGCCATGCAGTATGTTTGATACTGTATTTTTACCAGCTTGTTTTTTGCCGCATATCCCAATAATCATTAGTAATACCCTTTAATCTGTGGAAGAATTGTTTCTTTTACTTGATCAATACTCATATCGCCAATATCTTTTTTAGATAATATTGGAAAACTTAAACTCAACATTCTACTGAATTGTCGTTGTATTTTAAACTTAGATTCGCGTCCAGCTTGGTCATCATCCGTAAGCACAATCATTCTGGTGATATTCATATTAAGAATTAGATTATGTTGCGCTTCTGATATTTCGCGACCAAAAATACTTACGCAGTTTTTAACACCTGCTTCATGCAATCTCCAAACATCGCCTTGACCCTCTGTGATAATTAAACATGATTTGTCAATAATAAAAGGCATAGCCCGATGATGATTATAAAGATAATCAGTCTTTCTAAACCCTTTAGTAAAAATAAATTTGGGAGTTATGTAAGATTTTGTAGCTCTACCAATATAAGCAATAAGTTCGCCACCTGAATTATGCACTGGAATAGCGGCTCTATTTTTCATTTGTCCAGCTTCAAGCGAATCGGCAACACCAAAATATCTAAGTGTTTCAGGCAAGAAGCCGCGATTCTGGAAATAGGTTGACGAATCTGCAAGCTTGATTGATTCAATCTTACTATTTTTACAAACATGTGGCTTACACTCAAAAACTTTTACTATTTCTGTTAGCTCATGCGGCTCTTCTGTCTTTATTGTTTTTTCAACGTTCTTGGTGTTGATTTTATAAATCTTGCAGATATACTTTAATGCATCTGAAAATGTAACTTCTTTGGTTGTTCTAGAAGCCAGAACACCTTTTACGAAACCAAAGATATCACGCCCATGAACTTCATGGCAACCGCGAGTCCAACATCGCCAATTCTTTCTATCTGTTGATATAGATAGTGCGCGATTATTATCGCTACCGGCATGAATTGGACACACTGAAAAGTAATTCGGCCCTTGATGATCGTATTTAATATCTAAGCTTTCCAAAAGCGGTTCGATATTTTTATATACAATGTCTCTAACTTTATTCAAGTCGAGCCGTTTTTTAGCTTGCATCATCATTCTACTGTCTTTTTAACAAACTCATACCAAAGAAAACCAACATTAGCCAGCGCATAAGAAGCCCACACAAATGCGTGTGGATAATCTTTGTCAAGATAATTTTGTAGTCCTATTGTCAAATAAAGTATAATCGCAAGTATAAGTGCTGCAATACCCAATTTAATCCTCACTTTCTTCATCTATATCAAAAGGAACGTCTGCGCCATCGATAGCGCCATCAGTTTGTGCGCGAACTCTAAATTCGTCGCGTGTACGCAATTCTTCTAACTTTGCTTTGTCGCCAAACATTTTCATATTTATGTAATTACCATCTTCCATTCCGGGTCCATGTCGCGAAACGATTGGCACAAGCTTTCTGTTTCCAGCGTTTGGACCATCTTCGGCAAGTTCTTCTGGAGATTTAATTTTGAATATAGAAAATGACGTACAAAGCCAAATCAATCTATCTGAGCCGCTGACTGCATCGGTACTTTCTTTAGTTATACCGTCGCGATTCAACTGAACAAACGACAAGCACGGAAAATCGTATTTAACAGCAAGATTATGCAGCGAAGTTATTTGAAAACCCAGCGCTTGATATTCTTGAATGTTATTGGTTATTGAACTAGACGACATAAGTTTAAGATAATCGTATATAACAACGCACTCATTCGTTTGACCATTTTCATTTTGACCAACTTCCTGCATTACCCAACGCTTTATTGTATTCAATATTTGCTCGAATGGAGCGCCAGCAACACTTACATATGTATAAGATATGTTCTTTATTTTATCTATGGCAAGCTTAACTGCCAATGTTTTTTCTTCATCATCTGAAAATTTTCCAGTAGAAATTTCATTGATAGGTACGCCGCTAAGATTTGCGATAATTCTATTCAAGTGATCCTCTTTGGACATTTCGGTGTCTAGCATAAGAACCGGAATGCCTTTAGAAGCAATGTTTAACGCGACATTATCTGCGAATACGCTTTTTCCAACCTTGGGTCGGGCAGATACAAGATCCACGCATTTGCGTCTTAATCCACCGCCAATAGCCGCATCGTAACGTGGAAATCCAGTTGGAATGCCTATTTGATCGCATTTATTTTCAAGCAAGAAATCAAAATATTCTTCAACATCTTTACCAATCTTTTGCGGCTTGTCAGAAACACTGTCTTGCCTAAGAAATTCAATCATTGGGGTTTCCATCAACCCAACTATTTGATCGATACTTTCACTACCATTAATAGACTCAACGTCTCTACCGATTTTATCAGCAAGACTCTTAATAGTTCTGGCGAACTCAAACTTCTTAATTTGTGCAGCAAAGTGCGGAACATTATCTTTCTTGATGGGAAACTTCATCAAGCTATTGATATATTCAAGTTCTTGCTTTGTATTTACAGATTCGTAAAATCCAAGCTGTTGAGCCGCTGCTAATACAGACGGTAAATCAACTTCTGCTTGAGTTTCCATTATCTTCTCTATGCATTTATAGAGAATTTGATTATTATAATTCCCGAATGTTTTATGGGAAATAATATCTGAAACATCTACATACGAATCAAATCCGTATGCGAATAGTCCAGCTAAGACGGCTCTTTCGGCTCCAACGTCCGTAAGGTTCATATTAACGTCCTGTGCAACGATTACATCTCAAATATTCGCCGTAAACATACTTTGGATTAACTTGGAATGTTCTTCCGCAAACATGACATTCTACTTCTTCTTTTCGCGATCTATCACGATTGCGTGGAGTTCGCTCGCCTTTTGGAGTATGAATATCGCGGAATTCTTCACCATCATCATGCCACTGATTATCTCTAGCTTTCACAGGAGTTTTACCTTTCGACAGATTGTCCTCTCTAATAACTTTAAAATCTTCACCAACCACACGTTGTGGCGGCGCTTGTTTTTGTTCTGTTTTTGGCTTAGGTTTTACTATATTTGGATCTATCCCAAACGCATTCATCATAGCCTGCTTTTGTTCGTCAGTCAATGAGTTTATTAATTCTTCGAAGTTCATCGTCGTTTACCCTTTTCCATTAAACATTCAGCCTTTCTGCGAATATTATATTCTTTATTTTGTAGTAAGTCAATTCTTGCTTGAGCCACAATTTTCCATTCGGTTATCTTGGAAGCAACTTCGTTCTCTCTTATTATAGCAGCAACTTTCATTTCATGCTTGGCAATTTGCTGCATATTTATCAATTCGCCCGAAATCATTCGATTTAGTGCATCTTCGCACCAATTAACAACAGATTTGTTTTTGCTCAATTCAGAATTTACTGTGTCAGCATATTGATAAAGTTGATATGCGTAGTTAAAACATTCATCTTGCGTTAACTTTGACAATACTTCATTATCAAATGTTTCTGCAATTTTAAATTCATCATTAAATTGTGGTCCAATAAAGTTTTTGGATTCAATATATTGTTCAATATCATCCAGAAACTTTTTTAATCTTTCAGAAGCATTCAAGTTGTTCTCTCCAAACTGAAATATTATCGCGGGCATCAAGAATTATCAATTCAATGTTATTTAACTCACACCATTCTTTTTTAATCTTATCTCTGCGAACAGATTGGTAAAATCCAGCAATGGTTTTGTGAAAAAATGGATTGTAACAATAATGTTGTGACCCATGCACTTCTACTGCTATCATAACATTTGAAATGAAAAAGTCAAGAAACAAAACAGATTTTTTACTTGGATCTCTTGAACCGGGAAGTTTTACTTCTTCAAATATAGAATATCCGTTAAAAAATTCATTAATTAATTCTCTTGCTTTTAAATGCGGTGCTGATCTTTTGCGTTCATCATCTTTGGCAACTAAATGTTTCTTCAAATCTAAATTATAGGTGCGCCCATTTAGCCCCTTTACTTTCATAGTATTTCTCTAATCTTTTCATAAATGTAATCTTTCAGTTTTTCGTTTTCAATAAGAAAATCTGTTACATTTTGTATACCTTGAAATTTGAAGAATTTAGTAATGGCTTCTTCATTGTCTTCAATATTGTTCTTTTTAAGAATGCTTTTAACCATTGGATCGTCTTTATTTTCTATTGCTATAGAAATTTCGTACCAAGATCCACTTTTCTTTATCATACTAAATTCGCTGGCAAGTTGCGCTATTTCTTGAGCTTCATCGATGCCAACTCCGTATCTAATCCAAGATTCTGCGGTACTCATTGGTCTGCCGCCAGCAGCAGATGTTTTAATAGTCCAATTGGCAATTTGACCAACGTGTGGACCTCCTTCATCTGCTCCTGACTGCAACCATTTACCTCGATGTGTAATTACCATATTGGTTCCAGCTTGATATTGAACCATATTTCCACAATCTGCCATTTTTTGCGGAGCCCATTTTGAAGATGGATTCGTATTGGCAATATTATGAGTAATAAAAATCAATATAGCTTTAGTTCTGGCAACATCACCGCTAATGCGTTTAAAAAACATAGATAAAAGTCTTGGTAAAGAATTTCGCACACCAGTACGAATTTCTCCATCAAGTTCGTCTTGTGGAACCATATTCGACGCTGAGTCAACTATAGCCACAAGATCAGGAGTACTTTTAATATATGTTTCTAAAGCATTAAGATATGTTTCAGCACTAACCAACGGGCATTCATCCGTAGCCTGAATAACCTTAATCTTGCTTGGGTCTAAACCTTTAATTCCAGTGAAATTTTCTTTTGTTATGCGCCCTTCAGTATTTAGATATATTACATTTTTTCCAGCAGCTTGACACTTAGCTGCAAAATAAAGAGCAGTGGTTGTCTTGCCTGTCTTAGGATCGCCAGTCATAACAACTACGCTTCCTTCGCGAAGACCACCGCCAAGCGCAATATCTAATGCTGGAGAAACACCAATTGTTTTTAGCTCTTGCAAGCTTTCTAAAACTTTTTCTCCGCTTTCAACTATATCGCCAAATTTGGCTATTATTTGATTGCTTACTGCGTCATCATCAAACTTAATTTTTGTTTTCTTCGCCACGCTCTAAACTCCTTAACTTATTTAAACTAGTTTTTTTTCCGTATGTCTTTTTTCTAGCAACTGGGTTTTCAACAACTTCTAATTCTTGCTGCTTGTTTTGCTCTTGCTTAAATAGCTCAACGTATTTATTTATTATAGGCATAGCTCGCGGATTATTCAAAGAAAAAATTCCACGAAATTCATCTGAGTGAATAGCTTTCACCAGAGCAGCTTCGGGAATTGTTTTCAGAAGTTTTTGGGCAACCATTAGTTGTCGCCGGAATGTCCAATTCCAAGGTTTTTTGCTCCAAAATTTATAGGGCAAAGATCCTTGATTTTTATGTTCTGCGTTTCGTAAACACATAATTTCAGCAACGTATGCAGCGCAAGTACAGTGATCGCCAGTTGTTTGGTGCTGATACTTGCTTTTTTCAGTTCTTTTGCGTTTCATTATAAATAATGGCTTCTGGAAAGCATTCATTTACAGATTCCTCAAATTCTTTATCAACAATCAATTCTGGAACAAGCCACATTTGCTTTTTTACTTTGTCGCCAAATATACGTCCGAATGTATAATAATTTTTTGTATCGCTTCCTATTTGACCCATTACTGAACGAATAAGATAAACGCCGTCACATTCTGAAATATCAACGTCTACTTTATGCGATCTATATTGCAATGATAATGATTTAAAGAAAAGCTTTTCAGATTCACACTTTTGCTTTATATCTTTCCAGCCTTCGAATTTATCGAAGAATAATTCTTCATCGTTGTTTAAAACGCAACGTATCCATATCGCCGTTTTGTTTGTGCGATACGCTTCAAGCCATTTATCACTCATTTTATTTTAGTCACGCATGGAGGACGAGAAGTTTGAGACGTAGATTTGCGGATTGTATCAGCAAGAACTGATGCTTCTTGAGTCATTATAGTAGCTCCGCGCTTATGAACAAATTGATTTTGAACATTAAACGCTTCGCTATTAACATCTTCTTGTCGGCATTTTTCAACGTGTCGCTCAACAAGACTTTTGGCACGGTCTAAATCTTTACAAAGAGAGTCAATATCAACATTTTTGTAATTGTGCTTGATGTAAAACTCTTCTGCTTTACCAAGCGGTCCTTTTTTAGTCATTCAAAAATCCCCTTTGTGCTTTTGTCATGTAAATTGAATTGTTCGATTTTAAATACATAATATAAAAATCAAACGTGTTTTTTGAAACGCGATGCATTTTTGTATCTTCGTATATTTCTCTACGGCTATATGCCCCAAGTGGGTCATAAGGCATATTTTGATACGTCCTAATATAATAGGACTCAGAGTCGCCATCTACAACCACTTTCGCAAAATTTCTTTCTTTTTGATTAGAAGTTTCTGCTCCAACTTTGTCAAATAATACCGTTTGTATTTGTTTTTGAGGTAAAGGTTTGCTATCGCTTACATACTTCATATTGTTTCACCTTTCATAATATAGGCTCTTTTTTGTTGTGGAGACATTTTATTTATTTCTTTATTTGTCGCCTTTCCTTGAGAATGATACCAAGGTTTCTTTTCAGAGCCTTTTTGTTCACGTTCTTTTGCTGATTCTTCGTTTATTTTGTTTTTATTTTTGCGTGTATTAGCTTCCGCTAATTGTCCGATTGTTTTTACTTCTTTTACTTTACAATTTACATCATCAGCTTGATAATCGCGGTGTATCTTTTTAGACTTACAATGACAACACTTACAAGATTTTATGGAATTATCGTATTCGGATAACATCCATGAAAATTCTGTTTGTTGTCCACAATTTTCACAAATAAATGTATATTTAGGCATAATCTCCTGCTTCCAGTGCTGTTAAAATTCTACCAATCATATTATTGCGTTGAATATCTGAATTGTCCAATTCTATTATACCAACTCCGTTAACGCCGCGAAGTTTGTCGATGCAAGGCCACAACCCACTTTTACCACGCAAATCTGTTTGACGAACGTCGCCGTTTATTAAAACTTTAGAGTTTTCACCCATTCGCGTTATAAACATCTTGATTTGCTCGAATGTGCAGTTCTGCGCTTCATCAAGAATCATATAAGCATTATGAAAAGTATGACCACGCATAAGTTCAAGTGGTTCATAGCGTATTCTTTTTTCATTTATATATTGTCCGTAATAAGCTTGTGTTAAAAAGAACCTAAAGTGTTCTTGCATAGGCATCAGATATGGACCTATTTTTTCAAGAATATCTCCGGGCAACGCACCAACATCTTTTCCAGTACAAATAATCGGCCTAGTAACAATAATTTGATCAATATCTCCACGATGAAGATGCTCGGCAGCTATGCCAGCAGCAACATAAGATTTACCACAACCAGAAGGACCAGAACAAAAAACTACATCATTTTCAGCTATGCTTCGTATATAATCTAATTGATTACGAGTTTTACCCTCTACTGTTTTAACTTTGTGAACAATGACCTTTTCTTCTTTTTGTCTGATTCTTTTTTTGGTCATAGACTTTTTCTTTCTGTTGTTAAAGGATTTATTTTCCAGAGCTACCAAATCCTCCTTCTGCGCGTTCAGTTGCATCAAGTTCTGCTACTTGATACAGTTTGAACTTGGGAACTTCCTGAAATAAAATCTGTGCGATACGGTCGCCTTTCTTTATTTGAACCCAACTGCTTTGGTCGGTATTCAATAGGCACACCATTATTTCTCCACGATAACCGGCATCAACAACTCCAGCTAAAACATCAACGCCAAACTTAACCGACAATCCAGAACGTGGCCAAATCAATCCAACATATCCATCTGGAATAGCCATAGTAACGCCGGTTTTTACGGTTACACGAAATCCGTTTGGAATATCAATATCTTCTGCGGCATATAAATCCCAACCTGCATCAGAATCATGGGCTTTAGTTGGAAGTTTTGCGTCTTCATTTAAAAGTTTTACGTTAATAGTTGGCAACATCACAGTCGTCATAAATAAATTGCTATCTAGTTTAGTCATTTGACTATGCATTATTAGATCCTCGTTATTTCGCAAGCCCCGCCAGAACAACTCATAGCACCATACTCTGAAACATTCTTAAATTCTGGCTTTTTCAATATATCTCCAAAGTCTACTTCGCGCATTTGTCGCGAAATAGTTTCCCATTTATGGCAAAGATGCACTTCTTTCAAACAGTAAACCATTCGTCGCAAGTCATTCTTAAAATAATTCTTAGCAAACTGTTGCGCTCGCTTTAGCCAATATTTCTTGAGCATAACTTGTTCGCGCGTTCCAGTAATTGGGATATCTTTATTTAGCAGTGAATCGCAAGCTTGCCACAAATTATTATCAAAGTAATGTAAACCATCTACAATAAGTCCAGATGCAAAAAGAGCCGCTTTACCATATTCAGCAAATATTTCTTCTGCTGTTAATACCGATGTAAACGGCGCTTGATTGAAATCTTTATCTCCGTAGTCAGAGATAAAACTAATTGCTGTAAAGTCTGCGCGATTTTCCCAAATATAGTTTATAATGTCTTGCTGATTATCAATAATAACCGTGCAGCTACAATTGTGTACGGTTTCTGGGCAAATACCAAGTTCGCGTACAGTTCCGGGTACAATCCAATTTTGCTGCACCATACGGATTAATTCAAGGTGTTTTACACCTTTCATATCCTTCTTAAACAAACCATCTTTAGGATTTGTAATAGGAACAAAAACAACATAATCAGTTTTATTGGCACTCCAAACGCTTTCTTCAAGTAAGAACGGCATGTGTTGAGTTAACCATGTCGCCGTATCAGAAAACTTATTCAATTGCATTATACGGAAGTAACGCTCGCTGTGTTCGGGATGAATACCCGAAGCAGTACCAAGAACAACACTCGCATTACCAGACGGCTTAACGCATGTTGTTCGTGCAGCTTGATTGATACCAATCTTTTTAGCTACATCTTTATTTGCGTCAATAACAACTTGTGCGCCCTTGCGAAGAAGTTCTGGATTAAACAACTTTGGATTGTTCATCCATCCAGTTATACTGATTCCAAGCAACGCTTCTCGACGCACCAAGCTTTCGGTACGCTTGCCAAGATATGGAAAATCCGTGTATCCAGCTTGCAACGTTCCAAGAATCGCCGCATCTTTACATGCTCGCAAAAATTGCTCTTCGGTTTGACACTTTTCAGCATTAATCTCATTCAAATTGCACATCTGAATACCAAACAAATCTTGGTTTTCCATCGTCCAATCTTGAAGTTGATCGTAATCGATCTTTGTTATGTCTTCGTAAGTATCAACTGGAGTAAATCCAATTTCAAAACATGGATTAAATACATCAAACCATGTATTACAAAATACAAATCCAATATCGTTATCACCATAATTAAGATTCACTATCTTATCAAAGAATTCGCGAGTTCCAGATTTTCTTGGAATAAGAACTGAATTATTTGATCGGGCTCGCTGCGGATTATCTTGTCGCCAAGTTCCAGTTTTAGCAAGAATCATTTCTTCGTCGTTAGGATCAACGATCATACTTAAAGCAGAACGACGAACGCCGCCGCTAAGAACAGCATCAGAAGCATGACAAATAATGTCATAAGCTAAAATCGGGCGAATTGTATCACCTTCGTTTCGAATCCACTGTTCAAGTATCTTTTCTATCTTTTCAAGCGAATTCTTCAAGCCAGTTGGTCCGGGCGCTTTAAAACCGCCGCTAATGTATGCTCCGTTTTCGCGGATTTGCGAATAATCAAACTTAATTTCATATCCAGCATATTCTGGAAAAGGTTGATCATCCTGCATATACGAAGACATAAGAACGCCAAGAGCGTCAGCCCAACCTTCGATACTATCTTCAACTATAAAAGTCTTAGTGCCAAGCGAACGAAGCTGGATCTTGGGTAAGCAATTTACAAACGGTAAAAGAAGCGATGCGCCAACGCCACAGCCGCAAAGACCAAGATAGAAAACTTCTTGAAAAACTTCTGGGCGACAAACATGCACAACAGTGCAATTATCAATCTCAATGTGCTGC